ACTTTGGTTCTTGCGATGGCAGAATGTGGTTAGTTTCCGACTTCACATTAATGATGAATGTAATCGTTCCCGATAACAACCAAGATGCAAGATACATGAATGTTCAAGTCATGTATCAAGGATTGACTATGGGAACTCAATATGTTTTCGATTTAGGTACAGTCTAATTCACCCCGTAACAGATGGCATACGAGCCTATTGATACGGGTTTCGGGTTCTATTTTGACCCCGAAGAACGACCTGATGCGTACCTGCGTTGGGCAGAGCAGTATTACTCGATGATTGTCCATACACAAGGACACAATCCGGGCAAACTGCTCTACCTACAACGCCCGAATGAAGCCGATGATATCTACCGATATCGTCTGGCTAACTTCGAGGCGATTACAAAAGGTGCAATCAGTCGGGCAAAGAACGAGGTGTTTAGTCCTATCGGGTCTGCTAAGTTCAGTTACAAGATGGACGAGGACACGGAGGAGTTCATCGAACGCCCTGTTTTCGGCATGTCCGAGGGTTATGGTACTGGTTACGACTATTGGCAATACATCTTCAAGGTTGCCTGCGAGCGTATCATTGACGACCCGAACGGATATATCACTTGGATGCCATTTGGCGAAGGTCTGACCGACCCCACTCAAAAAGTTGAGTTATATCCGTACCAGATTTATTCGGTTTGCATTACCCGACTCACAAAGGACAGAATCACCTTTTACAAGCCAGAGGAACGCTTTTATCTAAACTCAGGCACAACAGGTCGGATATTTTACACGATAGACAGAGAGGCTTATTATCGCCACTATGAGATTGAACTGCCTGACGATAAGACCACATTCGGAACGGAGTTAATTTACCGACACAACTTAGGAGAGATACCTATCGTGTTGAATGGTGGATTTCGTAAGTCGGCAATCGGTCAATTCGATTACAAGACACGCAAAGCGGTATGGGGAGAATCAACTTATATGGGTTGGTCTCCTTATTCATTCACAAGCGGGTCGGCATTGTTGCAGAATACCTATCTGCCTCAATTTATCGACTATCTCGAATCGTTCTTTGTCGGGTTTGTTGGATATGCGAACGAGGCATTAAAGACCTTTGACGATTGGAAAGGTGCAAGAGTAATGACTTCCAACCCGATCCGAGTTGAGAAGCAGATGCCTTGTACTGCCGAGGGTTGCAATAACGGCTATGTCTGGGGTCATGATAGCGAGGGCAACGACTCAAGGCGTGCGTGTAATACCTGCAACGGGTCAGGCGTAATGGTTCGCAGTCCGTTTGGCATTTATCAAGTCAAAGTACCCGATAGCACAACTTTGGAAAACCAGACGCTTGTAGATGACCCCGTGTCGTATGTATCGCCTCCGGTTGATGGACTCGAGTACATGCAAAAGGCATGGGAGACGCTGATACACAAAGCCGAGTTGGAGTTGTATCAACTCTTTACCGACTCGGCTCAATCAGGCGAGGCTAAGAAGGTAGACAGAGAGGGCAAGTATGCAATGATTATGGCAATGTCAAATCACATCTTTGACCATATCATCTACAACCACCTGAACTTCTTAATTCGTTTACGCAACATCGTCAATCCTGAGCCTCCGATTATCGTTAAGCCGACATCGTTTGCCATTCGTGACGAGGCTATGATAATCGAGGAACTAAAGCAGTTGAACGAAGCGAACGCACCAATACCGGTCAAGGTCAAAGCACAAAAAGACCTGATGAAGAAACGATTCTCAGGCAAAGCCGAAGCGAGCGAAGTAATTGAGTTGATGGTGCAGTTCGACCCGTTGTATGGGCAATCAATGGAGGACATCGAGCGTATGCAAAGGATGGGTGCGATTGATACAAGGTCGGTTCAAAAGCACGCTTATGTGTACTACATCTTGGAGCGTGTCATGGAGCGAGAAGATGTTTACGACATGGAAGAAATCGACATCCTCAAATTAATGGAAGCCGAGTTTAATGTAATCGTTCCACCTCCTGCCACAACTATCATAGTGCCTGAGTTCAATGAAGCCTGAGGATGAAATCGACTTGCTTATTGACAACTTGGTTGATAACGCCCGTAAAGGGGCAGACAATGCAACTGGGCGTATCATTAAGTTATTGGACAAGTACTTGGACGGCTTCCAATTATCTGACGGAACATTCGTTTTATCAGAGCAAAACAGCCGATTGCTTACCGGATTGGACAGCGAGATCGCCAAAGCAATCAACGCAAGTACCTACCCATCCAGCGTGTCCGATATCGTCCGAAGCCTGCCCGAAATTGAACGATTGAGCGAAATGGTACTGCGTCAATACAATACCAACTTTGCATTTGATTTCGACCGCTTAGGGGTGTCGCAGTTACGCCTTGCCCAGACCGAAACTATTGTCCAGAACATGACCGGCACGGGTTTGACTGCTGAGATACGCCAACCGATTCGTGACGCTATAAATCGAAATGTTTTTGCAGGTGCAAAAGTGACCGATACCAAAGCGAGACTGCGTGACTTTTTATTGGCTTCCGAATCGGATAAATTCAACCGCATGGCACGCTATGCAAATGTCTGGGCGCAGGATGGCATCATGCAGTATGATGGCATGATATACGACCGATTCAGGACAGAGTACGCACCAAACAGCATCAGGTACATAGGCAGTCTAATTGGCGATAGTCGTCCGCAGTGTGTCAGGTGGATAACGAAGTACAATGGTAAAATTCCAATGAACAAATTACAAAGTGAAATAAATTGGGCGTACAATTCAGGTTCAGGAATGAACCTTGCTACGACCAAAGAAACATTCTGCACATATCGGGGCGGTTACAACTGCCGACACAAAGCAATTCCCGTATTTGAAAGTGAGGGCGAAGACAATGGGTAACAACGGGCAAGACGAATCAATCGGGGGAATTGTATCCTCCATATTGGGGTATATTATGGCACATTTTTTTTCTGTTGATGCTATTTTTTTTAAGGTAGTTATTGCACCTGCAATCGGTGCGACTATCGGTTTTTTCGTAGTAAGATTTTGGAAAAAACTTTTCGACAAAAATGAAAAATCAAATCAAACAAATGAATAAACACGACTGGATTATTATCCTCTTCTCGATGCTGATTGCTACGGCAACAGCCAACGCACAGGACACGGTGTATATCGCCAATTCTGGAAGTAATGTAACTATCACCTACAAAGGCTCGGTCAAGTCCGTACCTCGTAGTTTGATTAGTGCCAATAAGATTGTCAGTCCTATTCTGCCGACACAAGTATCAATCTTTAACGGGGCGTCACAAGTTGATTCTTGGACATTTAACTTCTACCGATTCAAGGTAAACGCAACCGCCATCACTAATGTCGATAGTTTTGTCCCTGCGATAAACAACCTGAACACGGCTATGGTTGTGTCGTACAAGTTGCTCAAAGATATTCAAATTGTTTCGGCATTACCTGCCAATCCTGACCCAACCGTTACCTATTTAGTCGGGGCGCAGACAACCATAAGCATAACAGGATTGAACGGCAACACAGATGGGTATTATCGCATTCAAGGCACAACGATTAACGCAGGCAGTGCCGATACGCACACAATGCGATTTAATACGGTTAATACCAATGTTTACGATAGCCGTTATTCGTATGTAGGTGCTGCATCAAGCACGGGGTCGAACTTACAGACGCATATCTTTATTGCACCAAATAACGGGGCAAATTCGCTCACTATGTTTGATATAAACATTGACCCAGTTACTGGCAAGAATCGCACGGTTCAGGGCGTGGCTAATGTGTTTGGGGCAAATCAAATCACCGCACCGCTATACCCGACATTTGGCGGTTTATGGCGTGACAATTCAACTAACATCACAAGCATACAATTAGGATATGCTTCAATATCTAACGGATATGCCGTTGGTACAAGAATCAGAGTTTATAGTTTACAGCAATGATAGAAATAGGCAAGTATTACCAGATTCAGACCCAGCAGGGTGAAAGGACTGCCAAAGCAATGCAATTAATCATGGAGGGTGTTTATGGCGTTTATTCGCCGAGCGATTACGCCGTTCCCGAGGATAATCAAGGCACAATCATTCCAGAGGGTTCGCCCGAATCTACGCCAGAAGAGGCGGAATTATGGGATGAGTGGTATTCCAATAATTCGTAAATTTGTAATAAATTAAAACCAATCATACAATGAAAAAAGCAATTTTCCTTTCAATCAGTTTGACGCTGTTCGCCTTTATCGGTTTGAGCGGTCAGACAAAAGACACTTTGACCGTGTCTCAAAACTCATCTACTGGCGTTATTACACTTCGCAGTCAGAAATCAGGCAACCTTGTTATCAATCCATTCGAGTATAATGGATTTGGAAACATCGAAGCAGTTTATTCAACTGCCAATGCCGACACAATGGTATTTCTTCGCAATGTAAAGACCCAGACCGTTATCACCCGTTACCGCAAGACAGCATTCTATTTCGCTACTTACGGAATCACTGCAATGACTGCAACTTGGTTAAATGCTACTTATTTCAATCCTCCAAACTTGCGTCAGTTAAATGTAACCAGTGCCGTTAGAGATAGCCTCGTGTCTTGGGGTCTTGCACCAGTTGGAACAATTATATTCAATACCACTATCGATAGCCCGCAAGTACGCAGGACTTCCGCTTGGCGTTCATTCTAATCAATTTATACCATGCAAAAGTTAAACGAAAAACAAGTATTGGTGCAAAACACCAAAACGGGCAAGCAGGTAATCTTGTCTAAGCATTTCTTCGAGCGTCAAAAGGCATTGAAGAAAAACGGGTTCAGTGATTTCGAAATCGTTCCGAGCGTGTCCGCTACGACTGAGAAGCCAAAGAAGTCAAAAGAAGTAACCGAGTAACAACCAAACCAAGTCAGCAACTATCATGAGTAAAGCAATCGAATTTTTAAAACTGATGGGAGTACCCGAAGATGTGGTTACTTCAATCGAATCTGCCGATGACCAAACAGACCTTTCCGGCTTTGTCGAATCGACCGAGACACACTTCACCAACTATTACAAAGAGCGTGTTAAGGACGAGATACACAAGGCTGGAAAGGGTTCGGCTTATGCCGAGGCAAAGAACTTTGTTAAGAAGCAATTCGGATTAACCGAAGCGGAAATTAAAGAACTCGACTTTCAAGGCGTGTTGAAATTAGTCAATGACCGCATCAGCGAGAAGTCAGGCAACAAAGAAGTATTAGAGCAACTGAACAACGCCAAGCAGACGATTATCGACTATGAAAACAAGGTCAAGGAGTTTGAGGAGAGCGTAATTCCCTCGATTAAAAGCGAATCGGAAAACGCCATTCGTACATTCAAAGTCAATCAGGCAATTCAATCTGAGGTGAGCAAGCATCCTTTGATTGGTGCGAGTCAGTATGTAGTTCCCGGCTTCACATCCGACTTTAACAAGAAGTACAAAGTCGATGTAGATGATTCAGGCAATGCCGTTGTAACCGACTTAAACGGGGCAAAGGTGTACGACAAGAATAAGAAAGAATTGACCTTGTCTGAACTCATCGTCATGGAGGGTAAAGAAGCCAAGATATTCAAAGAGTCTAATGGCGACCCACAGCCACAGAAGTCAGGCAATCCAACACCTCCAACGCCTGCCCCTGCACCTGCGAAGAATCAGGTCAGCAAGTGGCAACAAGAGCAGGCAGAACGAGTCGCTCAGATGAAACAGCGTGCCGGGCTTGCTGGCTAAAATTGATTCTATTCATCTGCAACGAACCCGGCTTATGTCGGGTTTTTTGTTTTATCGAATATTTTTTTTATCTTTGTCATGTCTGATGCCAATCAGGCTTAGGTGGCGACCTTCCGCATTAGGGTTATACCCTCGAACCCATAAATGACGAGGTATTTCAAACGCAAACAATTCATTTTAATTTATCATGTCATTTTCCGCAATTTGCCCGGCTATAAACGAGCAACTTTTGAACTTGGCTAACGAGCATACACCTGCCCTGAAATCTTCTCAGGTTGGTACGCTCAGAGCCGTTAGCGACCAATACAATCGCTACAATGTGAACATCGTTCCATTGAATCGCCAGAATGGTCAAATTAAGACCGTTCAGGTCATGTATCAGAAGCGTTCAACTATCAACGAGGTAACTTCCACCGTTGATTCTTGTTTGAACGGCCCGTTCGACGAAAGCGACAACTTCGCTGAGAACATCACTATCGGATTCCAAGCCGGTCAGCAATTCAAGTACACTGAGGAGAACATTCGCGAACTCTGCGAAGGTCGCAATTCTTGGGTGACCAAAGACATTGCTAATCGTCTTGATGCTATGCGTCAGTACATCAACAATGACATCATCACCGAGATGATTGCCAACGCTGGTAACTACGCAGGCGGTACTAACTCTGGTACTACTCCCGCTGCATTGA